AGCGGTTCGGCGGTCGCCCCCGGCTGCGCCTGGCCGAGCATGTGCTGCACCGGCTGCTGCCCCGGCATCACCGCCGCCGGGTCCGCCACCAGCTGCGCCAGGTCCATCGCGTCCACCGCCGCGACCGCCGACTCCCGCGTGTACCCGGCCTGGCGGAGGGCGAGCAGCGCCTGCGCCTTCACCAGCGCCGTCTGGCCGCGTTCCATCTCGCCGTCCTGCAGCGCCGAGATGTCGCCGGTGTCGAACCACAGCCGGTTCCCGCCGGGCACGTCCACGATCTGCGACAGCGCCCCGCACACCGACCGCCACTGCGGCCGCGCCCACAGGTTCGCTAGCTTCTGCAGCGACTCCTGGTAGCCGCGGCCAGCGCCGCGCAGCGCCTCCAGGCCCACCAGGACACCCGGCACCATCGACGCGGCCAGGATCCGCTCGGTGCCGGCGTGCATCACGTTGGTGAAGTCCATCTGCGACAGCGAGTTGCCGATCACCGTCGCGTCGGCGCCCTGGTCGAGGACGAGCGTCTTGAACGCGTTCTGCGGCCCCGAGTACCTGGTGTGCATCCGCTCACGCAGGGCATCTACCGTTCCCGGCGCCAGCTTCTGCGTGTACCGGATCAGCAGGTTCGGGCTGGCCGCGTTGTCGAGGTAACGGATCTTGTACTGGGTCATGCCGTCGTCGCCCTGCACGTCCCGGTACACCGGCGTCAGCCAGCTCATGCCCCGGAAATCCGCCGACGGGTCCGGCAGCGGCGCCCAGTGGCACACCTCATCCGCCGGGTAGAACTGGCCGGTGCCCTGCCCGAACACCGACTTCGGCGGCTCCACCCAGTAGCCGATGGGCCGCCGGTACGCGCCGCCACCAGCCACCTGGACGAGCTCGGAGACGATCGTCGTCCAGTCCGGCCGCAGCCGCACCAGCCGGTTCTCACCCGGCGCGTTCCAGATGTAGGCGTTCCCCACCAGCGAGACGTCCTGCTCCATCCGCGCCAGCAGCGCCTGCGACGTGCCACCCGGCCACGGCTCCTCCACGACGGCCAGGTTCGTGTTCCCCCACAGGTGCCGGTCATCTTTCGCCTGGAACCGGAACACCGCCTCCGCGAACAGGCTCAGCCGCACATACATCGCGGCGAACACCACCGCCGACGACGAATGCGCCGACTGCGCCCACACGGCCCACTGGGGCAGGATCGCCTCCCGGTCGGGGGCGCCGTACGTGGTCGTCAGGACCGCCGCGCCGGAGGCCATCCCCTCCCAGTAGTCCCGTTTGATGACCCGGTCGAGCAGTCTCACGAGCTGCGGGCCCTCTCAAGCACCTGCGCCAGCGACACGCCCTGCCCCGGCACCGTCACCCGGCGCGCGGCCGGCTCCTTTCCGTCATCACGCAGCAGGCCCCACGCCACCCCGGCCGCGGACTCGGCGATGACCACCACACCCAGGCACCAGCGGGCCACCAGCCACCCACCCACCAGCGCGCCGAGCGCGCCGAGGACGACAGCGGTCACTGATGCGCGCACGCTTGTCACTCCCTTAGCAGGTCAGGCAAGGACGTGGAAGTTATCGCCGAAGTTCGCACGGCTGGGCCGCCCCGGCCACGCGGCCTGCAGTGCGTCCAGAACATGCAGAAGGCGCCCCCGCGTGGGACAGTCTCCGTCGGTCTCCTCGGCGGGGAATCCATAGTTGCGCTCAATCGCGGTTCGCAGATGCTGAGCCGGTGTCATGAAGACCGAGCCGGAATCGGCGACAGCGATCGCCCAGACTTCGGCCTTTGAGGTGGAGAGCCCGGAAGGCGAGAACGTGCCCTGGCGCCCCGGATCGTGCTCCAGTTCCACATAGAAATAGCCGTCGCCGCGGCGCTTCCGCTTAACTTCCAGGCGGATCTTGCCATCGTCAGCCAGCCCGCAGAGTTCCCCCACTAGCAGTTCAGCGGGACGCCCGTACGTCCACTCAATGTCGAACTCCCGGCTGCTGCTGTAGCGGATGGTCACACTTCGTTCCCCCACCCGGCCCAGCCCTTACGGGGGCTGCGCTGGAACAGTTCGCAGAAGTCTGACGGATCCCCCAGCACATACTCCGGGTACATCTGCTCTATGAGTTCGTGGGCCCGCTCCGGCTTCGCCGAATGCTCACCACGGGGGGCCGTAATCAGCGACGGCGGCCGGTTGGCAGGTGCGGGGGCTGGCAGTTCACCGCGTTTACCGACCAGCAGAAGTTCGTGCTGCTGGCGGAAGTAATAGCCCATGCCGATCTGGTTCTTCACCCACACTGCGGCAGTCCGGTACTGGAATCCCCACGCGGCTATCACCGACAGCGCCTCGGGCAGCAGCGGTGAGGTCGCCCACAGGAACAGCACCGCGGCCCGGGCGGCTGGGACCTCTAGTGCCTTGATCGCATCCAGGCCCATCGTCGGGTAGTGGTTCTCAACCTGCCGGTTACCCGCCTTCGCTGCGTCGTAGCGCCAGGGCGGATCGGCGAGCAGGATTGGGTAGCGGCGCTTAGGCAGTGGGACTATTGCAGTGGCACGTTCGCGTTGGATCAGCTTCAGCAGCCGCGACGGTGACGGCGGCGACTTGCCGGCCAGCTCACCGTCAACCAGGGCGGCATTGTCTGGGCTGGCCAGCGCCCGCGCCAGGTGACGGCTCTTGGGCGTGCCAGGCAACTTGTTCCCATTGGGGAACAAGTCGCTGCGCTGCCCCTGGCTGTCCTCGGCTGGGCCGAGAAGTTCACCGAGCCGGCGCAGCGCGATCAGCCGTGACCGTTCCGCTTCCGCCGCGTCCGCGCCAAGCTGCCGCAGCCGCGCCGCTACGGCCCGCAACAGCACCTCTACTGCTTCCAGGTCGTCAGCGGCCATCTCCGGTATGGCGTGGCGCACTGAGATGGCATATAGCTGCAGCTTCTCGGCGCTTTCGCGCTCGGGCTGGAACGCGCGCCACACCGCCGGTGGGCTCGTCATGTGGTTTCCTTCCGGGTATGCGAGAGCCCCCGCAGCCCGGAAGCCTGCGAGGGCCCTCTAGCCCCGGAGATCAGCCGGGACTGCCAGAAAACGGTTACAGCGCCTACATCACCCAGGCGCCTGGGGTCGCCAGTTCCTCCCACCGGCGGAACCCCCAGCACGCCAGCGTCGCCGCCACCAAAGGCGACTGGTCCACCGGCAGCCGCCGCTCCCACGCCTGCGCCCCCGCCAGCGCCCGCTGCTGCCCCGCCCGCACCGCCGCCGTCAACGGCGGCTGATCCAGATGGACAAGCTGGCCGTCGTTCACCAGGTCGAGGAACTCGCCGTGCGCCACCACCACGTCACCCGTCGCCGGCTCGGTCACGAACACCCCGGCATCGGCGAGCGGCCGCAGCAGCGTCGCCGCCTGCGACCGCGGGTCCACCACCACAGCGACAGGGTCATGGGCGGCCACGAGGGCCGCCAGGCGGTCCACCGCACCGCGCGGGTGGTCATACCAGACCAGGTCCACCACCAGCCGCGTCCCGTCCTTCTCCCGGCCGGAAGCGACGACCGCGGCCTTGTCACGCCGCTCGCTGATCTCACACGCGAACGCCACCTGGCCGCTCACAGCGCCACCGGGCCCGTGGCCGCGCACGCCGCCCACGCGTCCTGCGAGATAGTCCCCCACGCGCCGCCGTCGAGGTCGGGGTAGTTCCCGACCGACAGCCGCTCTGACGCGAACGCCTCCTCCGACAGTGCGGCCTGCTCGCGGCCGATGTACTCGGGCGTGATCCGGTATCCCATCCCCGGGTTCGCCTTCGCCCACACCGCCGGATCCTGCGGATCGTCGTCCTCAGTGGCGGACCACTCGAAGAACGCCAGCGACCGGTCGCCGCCTTTCATGCCCCGGCGGCGGATGCGGCCCAGCTGCACCGAGAACGGGTTCCCGGCCGTCGATGCGTACCATACCTGCGGGTTCGGCCGCGCCGACAGCGTCGGCAGCAGCGCCGCCATCGCCGCATCCCCCAGCTCATACGCCTCGTCGAGGATCACCGTGTCAGCGGTGAACCCGCGGCCCGACCCCGCGCTGCGGGCGACGAACCGGAGCCGCTGCCCGGTCTTCAGCTCGATCATCTCCGAGCCGTTGGCGGTGCGGATCCGTTTCACATGCCGCTCGAACTGGCGGTTGTCCTCGATCAGGTGCGCGATCCGGCGGAACGCGTCCGACGCGGTCTTGAACTCGTGCGCCGAATGGAGCAGCAGCTCCTCACCGAACAGGAACAGCCCCGCCAGCTCCCGGGCCTCAAGGATCGTGCCCTTCCCATTCTGCCGGGACACAATGACCCCGACCTCGAACGCCGCCCATTTGCCATCCTGCCGCTCGCCGAGGGACCGGTCGAGGACGTGCGCCTGCCACGGGTCGAGGATGATCCCCGCCGACGCGGCCAGCTCCACCGCCTCCTGCCCGGCGGACGACACCCGCGGCGGCACCGACTCGATGCGGGGCCGCTGGTCACCCAGCAGACTGCCGCGCGGCGCGTCGAGCACGGAGCTGGTCAACGACGTCCTCCTCCGGTGGCAGCGGCTCGTCCAGCTTCAGCCGGTGCCGCGCCATCGGCGTCATCCCGAACTCGGCTTCCGCCTTCGAGATCAGCCCGTCCAGGTGCATCAGGTACGCGACCAGCGGGTTCAGCACCGGCTGGCCCATCGACCCGCGGACCAGCCGCGACGTCTTCACCACCTTCGCGGCCCGGTCGTACTCGTCGGCCGCGTGGATCCACCGGACCAGCCGGGGCAGGTCCGACTCCAGGTGGACCGCTGCGGCGGCGGGGGACTCCCAGAACTGGCGCCACCGGTCCCGGGACGGTTTCAGCAGCCCCGTAGGGGGTTTAGGCGGTGAAATCATGCGGCTCACCCGTCGCAGCCAGCACTGGCTTCGTCCCCGTGTGCTCCTGATAGCGGCGGCAGATCACGTCGCAATAGGCGGGGCTGATCTCGGTGCCGTATGCGGTGCGGCCTTCCTGGTGCGCGGCGATCAGCGTGGACCCGGAGCCCATGAAGGGATCGAGCACAGTGTCGCTGTGGTCGGTGTATGCGCGCATGAACCAAGCGGGCAGCGCGACCGGGAACGGTGCCGAATGGCTGTCTGTTTGCCGGGTTTCGGCACCGATCTTCAGGACGTTGGATGGACGCGCCATCCCTGGCTGGGCTATGTCAGGCCTGCCCCGGTTAGAGAAGAACCCGGTCGCAGACTTCGGGTTATCTGGCGAATAGGTGAACGCTGCGTCAGTCTCAACGGCTACGGCGTCCGGCCGGAACTTGATCTCCTGCTGGCCACAGAAGTGGAAGACCGGCTCCCATGCGTTCTTAAACCGGTTATTCCAGCCGCCCGGCACGGAGTTGCGGGCCCAGCAGAACTCATCCACCAGCCGCCAGCCCCAGCGGCGAACGTGGGCGATCGTCAGATCCTTGACGTACAGGTGCCGCTGACCGTCGTCGCAGTGTTCCTTGATGTTGACGAACCACGAGCCATCCGCCTCGAGTGCCGCACGCACGCCAGCTTGGACATCCTCGAACCAGTCCACATACCCGTCAGGCGGGATCGGCTGAAAGCCGCTCGACTCGTCGTAAGCACGCTGCGAGGCATACGGCGGGCTGGTGAACGCCAGGTTCACCCGGGCACCGGCCAGTAGTCGCTCCAGCGTCCCAAAGTCGCGGCAGTCGCCGCAGATGAGCCGGTGCGGCCCCAACTGCCACACATCACCCAGCACAGTCACCGGCTCGCCGGGCGGTTCCGGCACGTCGTCCGGGTCATTCAGCTTCGGCGGCACCCGCTGCCCCGCCAGCAGCGCGTTCAGGTCCGCCTCGGTGAATGACGCCGCCTCCAGCAGCCCCGGATCCACCGCATGCACCTCAGCCGCCATCAACGCCAAAGCCGCCAGATCAAACGAACCCAGCTCCGACGTCCGGTTATCCGCCAAAGCGAACGCCTTCGCCGTCACATCATCATCACCGAACGCCACAACCGCGATCTCAGCCCACCCAAGCTCCAAAGCGGCCTTCAGCGTCGTGTTCCCCGCCTCGACCGTCCCATCCGCACGCACCACGATCGGCTTCCGCTGCCCGAACCGCTGCAGCGACCGTTTCACCGACGCCACATCCCCACGCCGCGGATTCCCGTCCAGCAGCCGGAACTCGCCGATCGGCCGTGCCAGCGGCAGCAAAGGCTCAGCGATCACTGTCAGCGACCAAAATCGGCTCCCAAAACCTGTGGAGAGAGAAATCCTGGCTGCGGGGTCATTTGAGAC